TTCTTCTGTTTCGCTATCAAGACACCATCAGCACTGACAGACGCATGGTTCGCTATACCGAACATCAATAGTATAAAAACCGTTCCTAATAGTATCTTTCTAATCAAAGTCATTGATTAAATACCTCCTATTTTTTCTGGTATCGTTTATTTACAACCAATTTCAACCACTATTATAACTTCTTTTTATTATTATGTCAATAGAACTAAAAGTTTTGGTTAAGATTGATGTAGTAATCAGTGAGTTCTGTTGCTATCACTAGGGTATCTACGGGCAGGCCAGCTTCTGTGTATGCTGACTCTAGATCTTGCCAATAGTCCCAACTTGGTTGATGAGGTTTGGTGCCTAAGCGTTTGTATGATGCCCATGCTCTCATCGTATCATTATTGTAGTTGATCATTAACTGCCGTTTGTTGTCATGTCTCTCATAGGCAGTGACCATATCAATATATTCCTCAGGTATCTCCCATAACATACCCTGGACGTTACTACGCACATTGAGTATGACATCTGCCTGATTGGCAAATCTCAATTCATGGCTCCACAAGGTAGCAGGACCCAATAAAGTAGCCTCAGGACAGGCCTGATCCATCTCAGATTCTGCTACAGTTAATCCATATGAAAAGTAACGCATAATATTAATTATACAGATTTTATCACTAGTGTCAAGAAAAATGTGAGTAAATAGATACATGACAACAAGATATAAAATCAAAGCTGTTGATGACTATCTATACGATCGAGAAGAACTGATAGAGTTTTTAAAATCCACAAGCGGAGACATCGTGTTATGGACCAAGGGAGAAGGTTTCAGTCTCTATCGATGTGGATTGATCGATATATTAACTGAATTAAACATGTTAGATCGTGTTTCCATAGAAACTCCCAACTATGTAGAACATTTACCCATAAAATACACACAAGAACCATCTAAGGTTAGCCATTGGTTTTACTCTTGTAGAGAAAAGTTTGATCAAGGATTACCCAATAAACTTAACGGAGAGCGATTCCATCTGGGCTGTTTCATAGGAAGAAGAAATGTTGATCGATTATCAATATTGTATTGGTTATGGAATAAACATAGTTGTCTGTTAAGTCTCATGCAGGACGGTGGAACATATACAGAAACTTCTGAGATCAATAGCTGGATTGGCAATAAAATAAGTTTTGATTCCTGGATCAATGAAGACCATATTAAAAGTTTAGACAACGCCTGTGTGCTTGATCAGTATCAAGAAGGAAACTTTCTAACTCCCCAACTTAACCTCTTACAGTATTATGATCAATTTGAAGTAGAATTAGTCTGCGAGTCTTTTGTTAGAGGAGACACATTTTTCCCAACAGAAAAGACCGTAAGACCCATCATAGGAAAAAAACCAATGTTAGTGTATGGTCCTAAGAACTATCTCGAACATCTTAAGGCATTGGGATTTAAGACTTGGGATACGATATGGGATGAATCATATGATCAATACGAAGGTATAGAGCGTTGGAATAAAATGAAACCACTCATTGATCAGATACATTTCTGGGGTGATTGGGAATGGAAACCTAGACTAGAACAAGCACAAGAAATTGCAGACTACAATTTTGATCACTTTTTAAATATCACTACTCTTTGATTGAGTTCTTTGCTTCTTCAACTGTGTAGGTTGAATCTAGTAGAGTTGCCTGTTCTTCTGTTTCAAATCTCTGATCACGGAATAGGCTCGTTGGAATACCAGCATCTGCTAACCTTTGAATATTTCTTCCTTCACGCATGGCTCCAATGATTGCCTGTCCACCTCTGGTTGTTTTAACTGCTAGTTGTTCAAATATCCAGGCTTTGCCACCTAGTGTAGTGTCATTACCATAGTCGTGTATGTTTGTTACAAATTGCATGATTGGTTGTTCTGTTCCTGCTAGTGTTGATGCAGGATCTATACCAACTTTGCTCCATGTTTCTTTTTCACGTTTTAATTGTCTTGCCATGTTAGTATATGATGTTACACTCTGGCTAGCCTGTAAGGGATAATCATGTGCTATCTGGGTAATCTCTGTGTTGGCTAGATCTATTAGAGCTTGTAGGACTGCATCTCTAGAACCGTATATGCCAGCACCATATACTCCTGATGGTATGGTCCATCTAGGAATTATCCTGAATCCGCTAGGTTGTGATAGATCAACCACAGAGATCGGAGTATAATATGAATCATGTATCACATGATATTTCATAACCGTATAGATACCATTGCCTGTGTTGGCAGGTGCGAATCCTCCAGGTTCTCTCACAAGATTATCTAGGGCACCTATCCTCTCTAGCTCAGCTAACCTAGGGCCTTCTGCCGCTAGTTCATCGTTATGCACCCATCCTGTAGGAGTTCCAACGACATCAGTTAATAAGTATTCGCCATTCTGTCCGCTACCACCAGCAAAATTATTTTTAAAGTAATCAATGGTATCCTGTTCAGGTATGACCTTGCCATCAAGTTGGTCTAATCCCTTAAGAGTTTCTAAGGTTGCACCCACAGTGGCTAACTGTTGTGGAGTCACATTGAACACATTTTTGATCTGTCCTAGGCTATTTGCCAATGCCTTGTTAGCATCCGCGATGTCCTCAGGAGTTGATGAATATAACTCTGATCCTATACCTTTAAATTTGTCGTTTACTGATGCCATATATCATTCCTATGCGTTGTCATTTGGTGCCACATAAATTTTAGCCTGACCAGTTATCAAATTCTGTGCCTGCTGTGTCTGTGTGTTTTCAACTTTCTCTATTGATGCTGTTGATGCCAATGATTCGTAACTTGTAGGGAATAGTTTGCTTGGATTTAATAAATCCTGTGCCGAAGTAACTCCCTGCACATCTGATCCCATCACTGACTGGAACGTTGCTAGATCTGTGCCCTGGACACTACCAAGTGCATCGTAGATCGCCGCTCCCAATCCCTTGTTGGCCGTTGAAGTTGTTCCCTCGTATATGGTTCTACCACCACTGAGTATGTCTCCAACTAAGGTATCCTCTGGTATAGCCACAATACCTGCTGTCCCAAGTGCGTCTGCTATTGATAAGTTTGCCAATAGTCCAGTGTCATTGGTCTGTGATAGAACATTGGTTAACTGTGTTGGGTTGATACCCTGTGCCAGCAGTGCTGGTTCTAACACTGCTAGTCCGCCCGCCTGCACCTGTAGGTTTTTCATTAGGTTTAATGGATTACCCATTTGATTTAGATTCTCTAAATCAATTATCGAACCAGTGGCCGCTAGTTCGCTTGAGAATGTAGGTAGTGCTTTATTAACTGCTGACAACTTGCCTGTAATTTGACTGTCTATAGAATTTACTGATTCGTATGCGTATTTGGCAGTGTCAATGATTGCTGAAGTTATTATGGCATTACGTCCTGCCGTCCAACTATTTGCCTGTGCTACGTGCTGTAGATAGACCGACATGTCCACACCCAACAACTCTTGAGAAACTGAATTAATAGCAGTTGTCATTAATGCGTTGTCTAACACACTCTTACCTTCTGCTGTTAATGAATTACCGAGACCGTTGAAGATGCCATCACCCATTGAGGTGAAATTATCAAATACCTCACTGCCCCAATCGGCCACAGATTGTGCCATTTCATCTAGTCCACTGAGAAAGGGAGTCGAGTCAATGAAATCACCAATGGCATCTCCCACTGAGCTTTTAAGAGATTCGCCAAAACCGGTATTGCTCAAGGCCGTTTGGGCCATGGTCAACATCAGTCCGGTATAATATCCTGCACAGGCCACAGTTAACCTCCTACCGTTACATCAGGACTGCCAGTAAATCTTGTATGTCCACAAACATCAAAGTCTCCGACCATGATAGCTGGCTTGCCCTCAATGGTCACTGAACTCGATCCAGGTCCTATGACCACAGCTGAACAGTGTATTTCGCAACCTTTAGCACCGCAACATGGATGGGGAGTCACCAGGGTTCCTGGTTGTGCCAAGAAGCGACCATTAACTTTTACCGTTTTTGTTGTTGGCCAGACTGCGGCACCTCCCGCAGTGTTTATGTCACCTTGCCTGACTATCGCTGGCATTTTGTTATCCCTTTAAGATTTTCTTTTCTGGTGCCACGATTCCTGTGGTCGCTGTTCTGTAGTTTTCAACAACTTCAGGATTTGTTTCAAACACCATTGTTATACTACTAATATTTAGCCGAGCATTTTTTTCAAGATCTAGGGTAAACGCACTTGGGATCATTTGAACTCCCTGTTGTGCAGGTGCTATTGACACAGGATGGCTAATGATGTAATGGTCAGGAAATATATCCACAACCTTTGTCACCAGTTCCTCTCCTGAGTTTAATTTGAATGTGTAAGTTTCGTTCTTTTGTATGTCCATAAGTTATCCAAGTTTAGAGTTAAATTCGTCTTCTGTTAACTTAATTAGCCCTTGATAGCCTCCGTCAACGAATAATTCTCCATCCTTGAATATCTGTGGAACTGAACGAAATCCTGATCCCAATAGAAAATCTCTGGCATCAATGTCTTGTGAAATATCTACTACCTCAAAGTCTACGCCCTTGGTTTCTAGTAGATGTTTGGCCTTGTCGCAGAAGGGACAGGCTGGTTTTGAATATACTGTAAGCATTATAAACTAAATCCTTTGAATGTTTCTTCTGACACGTCCTGTTTGACAGCACCGATCGTGTATGATGAGATCTCTGTTTCCTGTGGTGCGACCTGAACCTCTCCACCTGCGATCCATTTCTGCGTCCAAGGTAGAGGATTAGAACCACCCTTATAGATTTGAGGTAATCCCAATGAGCTCATGCGTTTTGATGCGATCCACTCAACATAGTCTTTCAATAACTGCTCGTTAAGACCAATCATAGAACCATCTTTAAACAAGTATTTGGCCCAAGCTTCTTCTTGTGCTACTGCTGACTTGAATATGTCAACTACTTCTTGTTCTGTTTCTTTTTTAATCTTAACATAGTCTTTGTCATCTTGTGGTAACATTTTTAATAAGTGCTGTGTTGATGCTAGATGGACGTTTTCATCTCTGGCAATCAATTTGATAATCTTAGCATTACCTTCCATTTTCTTAAGTTCAGCAAAAGCCCACGAACAAGCAAATGAAACATAAAAACGAATACCTTCTAGTGCGTTAACTGAGTTAATACATAACCATAGTTTCTTCTTAAGCTCGTATAAGTCTACAGTGACTTTCTTACCGTTGACCGTGTGCTCTCCCTCGCCTAATAGGTTATACCAAGCACCGTATTCGATTAGATCATCATAATATTTTGTGATATCTTCACTACATGCTACGATCTCTTTGATGTCCATCATCTCATCAAATACTTTTGACGGATCTGAATAAACGTTTCTAATGATGTGTGTATATGAACGTGAGTGAATGGTTTCGTTAAAAGCCCAAGTCTCAATCCATGTTTCAATCTCTGGTAACGACACAATCGGTAACAGGGCCAAGTTGGGCGAACGGCCCTGCACAGAGTCGAGCAAAATCTGACGTTTCAGATTGCTTGTGAAAATGTGTTGTTCGTATGGTGTGAGATCCTTGAAGTCTTTTGCATCACGCATGACATCAACTTCCTCTGGTCTCCAGAAGAAACCTAACTGTCTATCTGTTAGTTTGTCGAACTGTTTGTATTTGAGTGTGTCATAACGTTGAATGCCAGGACCTCCCGATTTGTCTAGAAATGCCAAAGATTTCAAGTGGTCTTTTTTAGTATTCAATACGCTCATGTGATTATTTTCTTATATTAGTTAAATTTTACAACTGTCGCAGTCTTCTTCGTAGTTCTCTTCTGCGACAACCTCTTCACCGCTCTCCACTGAGTTAGCAGTATCACGATCCACGTCTATTTCGCCCTGACCGTCGTAAGTGTTATTGTAGTATAACTGCTTACCACCATATTTATAAAACATTACAACGTGTTTGAGTAGGTCACTCATTGTAACTTTATGGTCTTCATAGAACTCTGGATTATAGGAAGTATTTACCGAGATGCCCTGATCAATATACTTCTGGAGAATGGCCATAATTTTTAGATAACCTTCTGGTGAGCGTTGATCCCATAGCAATTCATACTTGTTCTTTAATCTACGGAACTCTGGAACTACCTGTGTTAGTGCACCGTGTTTACTTTGTTTAACACTAACGTAACTACGTGGTGGTTCTACACCATTGGTTGAGTTTGATATCTGTGCCGATGTCTCAGCAGGCATAAGTGCCATTAGAGTTGAATTACGTATACCTGATTCTTTTAATCTCTTACGCAGTCCTTTCCAATCAACGTGATCTTTGTGTGGAACTAATTCGTCAACTTCTTTCTTATATGTGTCTACTGGTAGTATACCGTCACCATACTTAGTTTCGTTGCTACCTGGACAAGCGCCTTGTTCTTCTGCTAGTTCTACACTTGCTTCAATCAGGTAGTATGACCAATGCTGAGCCCAACGATCAACTTCTGGTAAACACTCTGGACCGCTGTAAGTAAAGTCATTCTTTGCTAACCAATAGGCAAAGTTGATTATGCCAACACCCAATGGTCTACGCTTTTCTGTTGCTAATTGTGCGGCCAATACTGGATAGTTCTGATAGGTTAACAGGGCGTCTAATCCTCGCACAGCAAGCCTACACGCCTTTTTCATCTCTTCTGGGCTCTTGAACACACCCCAATTTATAGCACTCAGTGTGCAAAGAGCAATCTCTCCCTCAGGATCGTTAATGTCATTTAATGGTTTAGTAGGTAAGTCAATTTCACAACATAGGTTACTTTGCTTGATAGGTGCCACCTCAGGCTTGAATGCACCATGTGTGTTGGCATGATCTACATTCATTAGATATATACGTCCTGTGTCCTTACGCTCCTGTATAAATTGACTAAACAAGTCAATAGCCTTGATTGTCTTCTTGCGTATTCTAGTGTTACGCTCTGCTGTTTCATATAGTTCTTTAAACTTATCTTGATCAGCAAAGAAAGCATCATACAATCCAGGGACATCATGTGGTGAGAACAATGTGATATCACCACCCGAAATCAATCTTTCATACATTAGTTTATTAAACTGGACACCATAGTCCATGTGTCTAACACGATTGTCATCTGTTCCTTTGTTGTTCTTAAGAACTAATAGGTCTTCTACTTCTAAATGCCATAATGGATAGTAGAGAGTAGCCGCTCCGTTTCTAACACCACCTTGTGAACAAGAGCGGGTCGCCGCCTGGAAAAGTTTATAAAAAGGTATAACACCTGTATGGTATGCGTCACCCTTTCTGATAGGCGATTTAATAGCACGGATGCGTCCTGCGCCAATACCAATACCTGCTTTCTGTGAAACATATCTAACAACACTTGATGATGTTGCGTTGATCGAATCTAATGAATCATCTGTTTCAATAAGAACGCAACTACTAAACTGTCTTTGGCTAGTTCTGACGCCTGCCATGACAGGGGTAGGTAATGACACTTGGTGTGTTGAGATAGCATCATAATAATCTTTAACCCAACCAAGTCTTTCTGCTTTATCGTAATTGCTAAACAGTGTGGCCGCAATCAACATGTATGTCATCTGAGGTGTTTCATATATCTCGTTGGTAACACGATTCTGCACTAGATACTTGCCACGGAACTGTTCCATAGCAACATAGGTCAAAGATTCATCTCTATCGTGTTTGATATATGAATCGAGTTTGTCCCACTCTTCATCTGTGTATAGATCAATAAGTTCAGGATCATACATACCACGATCAATGTTGGTTTCAACTAACTTCTTAACATGCCAAGGTTCAAATGCACCATAGACCATTTTTCGTAGATGATAGTTAATTAACCTGCCTGCTACATATTGATAGTTTGGTGTGTCTTCTGTGATAAGGTCAGCCGCTGATTTAATAACTGTTTCTTGTATGTCTGAAGTTTTAATGCCTTCATAAAACTGTAAATGACTTTTAATTTCAACTTCACTTGCTGATACTCCTGTGATGCCTTCACAGGCCCACATCACTACTTTATGAAGTTTATCGATTGTTAAGGGCTCTCGTCTGCCATCCCTTTTAGTTACTAATATCTCTGACATTATTCTATCCTAAGTGTTCTTGCATCTATAAAATTGGTGATCTTAAATTCGAATTGTTCTTTACTTACCGTTGACCATGGGTCGTAATTAAGTATATATTTTCGATCGTCTACCAGGACTAAATTATATTCCTGTCCTTGATCGTCCTTTGCTTGGGCGATTTCAACTGAACAATCAAACTTTTCAATCATGCTTACAGTATATGACATTCCCAAAGCTAGAGCAAGTTCGTCGAATGAATTATCTGCCAAAAGATCCCAGGGATCAGGCCAGTTTGATTGATCGTTCCAATGTATTACATTATTAACCCTAGGTGCGGAACCCCACCAATTGGCTATGAAGTCTAATGCTTCTTTTAAAGGAAGTTGCTCACATTGTGAACGTAGAGTAGACCAGGACTTTAGACGATCTTCAAATCTATCAATCCACATACTAACCTAACTGAGTAAGGCTGTATGTTAATGTAGCGTCTGTTCCTGTGCTTGTAGTTGTGTATTGTAAGGCGTATGTGGTGCCTGTTGTGTTAGCAACTGATAGAACGACTCCTGTTCCTGCGTTCTCTGCGTAGTCATCTGAGTAAACAGGTGTTGATGCATTACGCACCGTTAACTTACCATGTCTAACATTTGAACCACGTGTAATTGTGTAGTCTAAACTCCATGCTGATACATCACCGCTGTCCATCGTAAACACTGATGTGGCAGATGAAGTATTATCTGTTAGTGTTGCTGTGTCACCTGACTCACGCACAAAACTACCAAACTTAACTTCTTTGGAATTTGAAAAACCAATGCTTGTCGTAGTTCCAACATCAACCCTTGCATAGGTTAGGTCGTCTGTGTCATCACGCTCAAACACATCGCCAACTGATACACAGTTGTCTGAGTTGAAATCGATAACTGGGGCCGCTGGTGAACCCGCACCGTTGAATTGGTTACCGCAGTCTAGGAATATGTTATATCCTGAAATACATTTGCCAACTTGATCATATACAATAGCGGAACCATATGTATCATTAAACAAGTTATGAACAGCACGGAATCCAATTGGGCCACCATCTGTTGGGGACACTCCTAAAACTATACCATTATATAACGTTTCAAATTTTGAATTTGATATTGTCCAACCTTGGCAACGATCATCAATGTAGAAAGCATAAGTCATACCCTCAAATGCACATTTATCAAAGGTAACATTCTTAGGAATATTAACTGCCGTTCCCTCAGTTCTAACACAGGCAACTGAATCAGTAGCTGACGTTAAATCTGATGTTGTCAGTGGACCTTTGAATCCCACAGCATCAAAATGAACTTGTTCTGCTGACTCAACAAAGAACAAATCAGTTATCTCTGCTGTCTGGAATGTCATTGAACTGATCTCAACGTGCTGTGGTGCCACTGCTGAATTAGTTCCAATGTTTAGGCCAGTCTGTTGTAGACTGTCTGTGGTCCTTGCTATGTAATCCGGAATGGTTGAGGCAGGGTCATTGTCTAGTTTAATGATAGAACTGTCCATGCCCTCACCGAACAATTTTGCATACGGTGGAATTAGTAGTGTCTGTGTCGTGACGTATGTGCCTGCTGGAAAATATAGACTGCGTCTTACTTCTGAGTTAACCTCTCTACAGAATAGCTCATATAGTGCCCTGTTGATGGCTGGACCATCGTCAGTGACTCCATCACCGACCGCGCCAAAGTCTTTCACACTTGCTACCTCATCTAACTTGTCTTGTAATGATCTGGTAACAGGAGTTGAAACTAACTCGCCTGTCTTGACGACATAACCTGCATCATCACCCTTGTATGTATAGGTGTCTGAGAGTCCAACGATGTTTGAGAACTCCGTGAGGATCTCTGTGTTGCCTATCACAGGTGCACCATTTGCTGTCGTGCCATTACCTATGTATAATTGTCGGGTATCCAGGCTCCAACCAAACTCGCCGCCGGCTAATTGTGGTAAGTTTTCGTTAAGGCCTTGCCTATGTTGTATTCGTGATATTTGAACTACTGCCATGTCTATTATTCCATTATAATGTTACTATTTATTCATATTTGCCTTGTATGGCTAGTGTAACTCTAAGGATATTTTTTTCTGCTGGTGCTGAACCTCTGTGTTTTACCCTGCTGTCGTAACTTATCAATTTTCCTGGACTAACAGGAGTTCTACCACGTTCATCCATAGTATGGGGATGATAAAATATAGTATCACCACCCCATTCAAGCTCCCATTGGTCATTGAGGTATAATATAAAGGTTTCTGAATTAGTTTCACTGCCTACAAAATCAGTGTGTGCTTCACCTTCTTGTCCCCAGGTTTGACCATTGATAATGTAGCGCCACATGATAAAGTTAGGTCCTGCGAGTTCTTTAACTTTCTCATATATCTTGTTCCATACAGGATGTATACCAACTACCCATTTAGGTGCATGTATCCATTCTCCAGACGTTCCCTTGTTTTCCTCAAAGTAAAAACTGTCACTTAGGAAAACTTCGTAATACCAAAACATAGCACCGCCTGCAAACTTGTGCCACTTCCAACGTGACTCAGAGTTTATTGCAGACCATACTTCTGCTAGTTCTTCTTTAGATAAGAAGTTATCTATTTCTCTAGTAAGGTAACTCATCGATGTTTAGTGTAGTATTCCTCAACACGTTTCCACCACAGATCCTTCCACATGTCAAATTCAGCACCCTCTGATATGAACTCTTGATATTCATAATCTTTTGAACACATGAGAACTACACCTTTGTTGATCTTAGTTCCATATACTTCATTGTGTGCTTCTGCGTATGCGGCCAACTGTAAGAAGTAGTCTTCAATCCACTCACGCTTCTTTGGCTTGTTAGTTTGTTTAAAGTCAAGTATGGCTCCCTCGCCCTTGTGTATGCCCACACAGTCCGTAGTGCCTGCATATATCTTAGGGTGATATAATGCGACCTCAGTTCCCCAAAACTCATCTACGTCTTTGAGTCCTTCTTTGATCACAATCTTAGCCATGTCAAGACTTTGTTGTGCATATGGATTGCTCACACTTTCTTTTAGTTCCTCACCATTAACATAGTCCTCAAGATACTTGTGCATTCTTGTTCCTCTGTTGGCGGCTTCTGTGACTATCTGTTGTGCTTTTTCCTCGCCTACTGATCGACGCCACTTGGCTAGAGCTTCTTGTTTTTCTTTGGGTTTGGTCTTATCTAAGATCGTGGTAACACTAGGAACGCTGTTGCCATCTGGGCATTGATATAAACGTTGTCCGTCTACTGAGTTTCTTGTGAGTGTGGCATAGTCATGTCTTGTGACTATTCTAGACTGTGAATGATTCTCCACAGCCACATCTTGCTGATTCGTTTGGGTTGATGAATTCAAAGCCTTCGTTTAATCCTTTTTTCTGGTAATCTAATCTAAGCCCATCTAGGTATGCCAGATGTAACTTGTCCACTACCAGTGTAACATCCTTATCTTCAAATGTCACATCATCTGGTAAAATTTCGTCTACGAACTCTAGTATATATGCCATGCCAGAGCATCCTGTAGTTTTTACACCAATGCGAAGGCCTTTGGTTCCTTGCCTGTGGGTTATGTGATATGCGGCCTTTTCAGCGGCCTTGTCAGTCAAAGAGATCATTGGTTACCTTTTCCAATCTATCTAATACTTGTTGCTTTTCCTCATTGGTGTAATCCCACCAACCTGCTATTTCTTGTTGTGTTCTACCACACCCCTGACAAATACCTTCATGTAGGGCACATATAGAGACACAGGGACTTTTAACTTCCATTTTTATCCTTGTAATCTTTTATCGCTGATTTGATCGCATCCTCAGCAAGGACAGAGCAATGAATCTTGACGGGCGGAAGTGCGAGTTCCTCCGCGATATGGCTGTTTCTAATTGCGGTGGCTTCATCCAAGGTCTTCCCCTTGAGAAGTTCTGTGACGAGACTGCTACTTGCGATAGCACTACCACAACCATAAGTCTTAAACTTAGCATCTTCAATGCGTCCTTCATCATTTACCTTGATCTGTAATTTCATTACGTCTCCGCATGCCGGAGCACCAACCATACCTGTTCCCACTGTTGGATCGTCTTTGTCCAATGATCCAACGTTTCTAGGATTTTCATAATGATCCAAAACTTTATCGCTGTATGCCATTTTTATTTTTCCTTAATACTTGAGTATTATTGTATAGTATTTATCGACCAGTTGTCAACCACAACTGATAAAAAACCCTACCGAAGTAGGGTTTATGGAGCATCATGTTAACTGTATATATGTTATTGTCTCTTGCCTAATGATCTTTTTGCCATCTTCTTGACTGTGTCTCTTGCCTTGTCCACTGGCATCTTAACGTTGGGATCTGCATCGCCGAATGATATCACATCCTGGTTAAGATCAGTGACCATGTTCTTTAGTGGTGCCTGTTGTGTGAGTGCCTGTAGATTGCCAAATGTAATGTTAACACCCATGCTTCTCGCCATGTCAATGAAGGTATCTGTCTTCATCTGTGGCTTTGATTTGAGGTCATCACTCTTGCCAATTAGATATTGGACCAGTGCGGCCAATTCATTTCCTTGGCCGTCAACCTCAAACATTTTCATTATCGTCTTTCTCTGCCTAGGTCTGGCTCTAAGTCTGCTTCTGGTTCTGTGATCTCTGGTTCTTCTTCAGTGTCATCTAATGCCGGTGGTGTGTCGTTGTCAACGCCAGCGTCTAGATCATTGTCACCGAAATCTTCCGGAGCAACTGCTGATTGACCAGTGAGTGGCGCCATTGCGTTCGTTGATTCTTGTTTTGCCTGTTCTAATGCCGTTACTAATTGTGATAGTGTTGCTGTCTGTGCGTCTAGGAATGACTGTGCTTCGTTGACACCTACTTCGTTACGCATCGTTTCAACTAGACCTGGAAGATCCTTATACTGCATGTCAGTGACATCTTCTAACATACCCTGTATCTTGTCTACCATGTCCTGTGCGGCCAATACTACCTGTGCCTGTTCTACTTCTGATTCTGTTAACTTGGACTCTTTCATTTTCTTCTTGCCATATTCGCCCATCTTACGCTTAGAACCACATGAACCTTCTTCCATTTCGTCCTCTTCCTCGTCAGCATCTTTGATATCAGGCATCACTGCTTTCTTAACTGCTGATTGATATGCTGTGCCGTTTGAGTATGAAGGACTGTCAGAACCATACTCAGTGATATGAGCTCTAAGTGCTTGTTCCATCATCATTAACTGCAAGTATGCAGGTGATTTTTCACTTTGATGGAAAGTTGGTTTATTACGTGCTTCTCTGATCAATGCCTGTGTCTTAGTAAGCATGGTTCGTGCCTGCTCTAATTTAAGTGCAGATACGTTGATCCTAGGTTGGAAATGGCTTTCCATGACCTTTGTGATCAGTCTAGCGTCTGTCTTTGGTGCGATGTCTGTTAACTTCATTTGTCTTGTTCCTTTTCTTGGAAGTATTTAGCCAAATTAACTAGGTGGTTAATTTGTTCTTTCAGGTTCTTTATTTCTAATATGTAATCTTGGGCTCTGATAGATGCTGTTACGAGTCTTTCTTGATCCTTGGTCTTTGTCATTGTGTTCTTTGCTACTTCTAGATCAAACATCTTATGCTGTATTTTTTTATCAAGATGGATCAACTGTAGCGAATGGTCCTGGCGTGCATTCCTATCAAATACGCAGTAACTTATAGCATTTTGTGAATTTATGAAAGTATGCTCTAGATCATTATGTCTATGAACAGCGAAGCCATCAGTGGTCTTGGTTATCTTAAATCGATCAAACGCTAGATAGTGATCTCGCTCTTTGACTATTATGTTTTGTTTGATGTTCGCAAGGCTTTGTTTTGCGAGGCGCTGGAGTTTTGCGTATGCCTGTGCCTTTTGCATGGAATTATCCCAGATACTTGATCACGAACCAAGCCACTACTGCCAGCAAGGCGCCGATCGCGGACATACCCCATTTAATCAGCTGTTGGTTACGCTTGTCGTTCATGCTTACGATCATATCTTTGATCTCATTAACAACACCTTCCAACTTGCCGACTTTCTCTTCTACCTGATCAAGTTTGTTTTCCAATGCCTCATACCTCTCGGCACATAACTCGACGTGGGCTTCCAAGTTTTCCTTTTCAATTGCTGTAGCTTGTGTGCTCATCTCAAAAATTCCGTCAATAGATAATTATCACAAAACTGCTTTGTGTATTGAGTTGAGCCTATTTGAGCCTGAGTTATGTGTTTGTTGTGTGATGCTTTGTTAATATTTATCATAACTTCGTTTTTTCGTGCATGAAGAACGTGTTGCACTTTGGGCCTAAAGTGTTGATTGTGTTATTGATTTTGCAGTTCTCTTCCAAACCGGTGATGATGGGTATGTTGTTGAAGTCTTGCATCAAGGCCATCAATGGACCATCCTCATTGTCAAATGCCGTTGGTTGCTCAACATCAAAGGCGAACATCCATACATTATACTTGAATCCTAGATCCTGCATATACCAGCGTCCAAACGGATATAGTTGTATGTCTGTGTCTTCCATTATGGTAGGATGTATTAGAACTGTGGGTTGATTACGCATGCCAATCAGTTGTAGGAATGTTTCGTAGTTACGTTGCTGATTTCGTAGTTTAATTTCGTGTTCGTTCTTTGGCTTTGTAGTAAAGCCCGTGTTAGTAATATCTGCTAATGTCCAACAAACTATCATTCTTCTACTAATGCCACTATCGTTTTAAGTTTATCTATCGCGTCTTTGACAGCAGGATGCTTAACTAGTTCATTCCAGTGCTGTCGGTATATCCATTCTCTGTAGTCACGGAACTCATCCTCTATCTGCTGGACCAGTTCACGTTTATAGTGTGGATCCCTAAGTTTACGCCTGTATATGGTATTGCCACCATCCGGTGATTCATAGACCCAGGCAGTTGTATCTTTTTCTTCAAACAGATCTCGTTGTTCCATACAGATATTTACGCCAATAAAAAAGCCCACTGTAAAAAGTGGGCTTCTTCATATAAGTTTAAAACTTATGATACTGCCGCCGCTGTTAAGATACCTAATTTTGTATCTGTAACTGTTGAGCTTGATAAGTCAACTGAGTCAACTGTGCCTAATGCACGGATAGCCGCTTGTAATGTAGCCGCTACAACTGTGCCGTTACCACCTGTTGCTTCAACAGCAAATGTTTGCTGTGAGTTTGTGTCAAGTAGTGGACCAATAGCAACGATAGTCGCTGTGTCTTGGATCGCATTAAGAACTGCTTGTTGAGCTCCTTCTGGACCTGTTGATGCGTTAGCATTAACGTAGTCAACTGTGAAGAAGTGTAAATTTTGCGAAACTTCTACGTCTGTAGTAGTTGCCGCTGGATGTGTTTTTGTTAATTTTGCCATCTTTCTAATCTCCTAAAGTATTTGGGATCGTAATGTCCCTACACTTATTTAGTCTATTTTACCAAAATAATCAACGCAGTTTTTTGAAAAAGTCTTCTGTAGTCTCTTCTATAGGAACGTCCATACAGTTCGTAGGTGCTACCCATATATCATAAACACCGTCTATGTGCTGGAGATCGTAATTAATTAAGGTTGTTGAAATAACTGAATGGACCTCGCAGGCTATCTCTGAACTAAAGTTAGGAACAAATGTTTGAGTCTCACACTCCTGCTCACCGTTGACCATCATACACAGGCCCACTAGATAACCC